ACCCGCCTGTGGGGACGTAATGCGTCTTCAAATTAAAATCGAGAATGATGTAGTTACAGACGCAAAATTCAAAACTTATGGGTGCGGTAGCGCAATAGCTTCCAGTTCCCTACTAACCGAATGGGTTAAAGGTAAGACAGTTGGAGATGTTCAAGCAATCAAGAATACGGAAATTGTAGAAGCTCTTAGTCTACCCCCAGTAAAAATACACTGTAGTGTACTAGCGGAGGACGCAATTAAATCTGCAGTCAGAGATTATATTAATAAACAGCCGGGGAACGTAGATGAACACAGATGAAGAAGGTAAGATAGAAATGTCACTGCGTATACTAGGCAACGAGATAGTGGGGTTTAAGATGGTAGTGGATGATTTTAAAATGAAGTGGCTACTACTAGGTATTATATCTTTATCTGTACTTAGCTTTATTATGGTTAAGTTCGGCCCACAAATAATGGAGACATTCGCATGAACCCAAGTGATTTTGGAATGACAATAGGAGATATACTAGCACCATTCATGGCAATGATGGTTGGGATAATTATCGCTTTATGGATAAAAGACTTTGCTACGAAAGCAGCCGCAGGGATGAGTTTTAAGTACTTTGGCCCTTTTAAAGAAGGAGACATTGTGCAGCTTGATGGCAAGAAAGCTATGGTTATTAAAATAGGTTTAATGATGACCGTTTTTGGGCATAAAGACGAAGAACGAGGTTACATATGGAGATACGTGCCTAATGAGAAAATAGCTAGCCTAAAACTGGGAAAAGTAGTTTCCAATCATAGAAAAGAAACAAAATCTTGAATAGTAAGGAACCGAACACCTAAGAAATATACTACTTGACTTTTAGCCTAACTCTGGTATAATTTTATATTGTCAATATGACAAAAAGTTAAAATAGGAGATATTTTTATGGAAAAAGTTATCGGCTGGATAAAAGCAGGAACTAGCGCAGGCTTATCATTAATCTGTTTAGCGATTGTTTTACAAGTAATCTTTAGTGGTACAGTACCTTTTGTAGGTGGAGACGTTATTGGTACGATTACAGGTATCATTAATAGTTTAGGTGAAGCAGGGCTTGTAGGTTTATTGTCAGCGGCAGTAGTTTACAAACTATTCACTAACGATTAATTAATTAGAAGTATGGCAGTACACAAAAGCCTTACTTTATGTAAGGCTTTTACTTTTTAATACAGGAAAATAAATGTTCGAAATCAGTAGAGATACTATAAATACAGACAAACTAGAGACCTATACTAAGGAAGAGAGATTTATAAAACTTCCTATTAGTCACTATTTAGGCCTACTAGGTGTCGAACCTATAAAATCCCAAATAGCATTAATAAATGCAATTAACTCTCCCGACTACAGATTCGTTGTGGCAGCTCTGTCTCGTCGGCAAGGTAAGACATACATATCAAATATTATAGGACAACTAGTAGCACTAGTACCTAATATTAATGTTTTAATAATGAGTCCAAACTACGCACTGTCACAGATATCTTTTGATTTACAAAGAAATCTAATCAGACACTTTGATTTAGAAGTAGCTAGGGATAATGCAAAAGATAAGGTAATAGAATTAACTAATGGAAGTACTATCAGAATGGGGTCAGTTAATCAGGTCGATAGCACCGTTGGTCGGAGTTATGATCTTATTATATTTGATGAAGCGGCATTAGGAGATAGTGGTAAAGATGCTTTCAACATTGCACTACGTCCTACTCTAGACAAACCTCAAAGCAAATGTATATTCATATCTACTCCTCGTGGACGGAACAACTGGTTTTCAGAGTTCTATCAACGTGGTTATAGTGACGAGTATGATAACTGGGTCTCTATACGAGCCTCTTATCATGAAAACCCTCGCTTTAGTGAAAAAGATATAGCAGATGCTAAAAACAGTATGTCTAAAGCAGAGTTTAGCCAGGAATATTTAGCTGACTTTAATACTTTTGAAGGTCAAGTGTGGGACTTTAATTATGAAGAATGTGTTGCTAATTTAGAAGAACTAGATACTTCTAAATTTGAAGTATTTGCGGGGCTTGACGTAGGTTACCGTGACCCTACTGCATTTTGTGTAATTGGGTATGATTGGGATGCGAAGAAATACTACTTATTAGAAGACTATATGGAAGCAGAGAAGACTACCGAGCAACATGCAGTAGTAATACAGGCACTAATAGACAAGTGGGATATTGATGCCATTTATATCGACTCTGCTGCTCAGCAAATGAGATTCGATTTGGCGCAGGAATACGATATTTCAACTATAAATGCTACTAAGAGTGTCTTGGATGGCATTGCCGCAGTTGCTACTATAATAGATAACGACAGGCTGATAGTTGACCAGAGATGTAAGGACTCACTTATAGCATTAGACCAATACCAATGGAATCCTAATGTTAACTTAATAACAGAGAAGCCAGTACACAATATGGCTTCCCATATGTCAGACGCTTTACGCTATGCGCTTTATACGTTTGTAGCTTCCGAAATAACCTTCTAGCTACAGTTTAGCAGATGAGTTTAATGGGTACAGCAACATAATCGTACCACCAACGAAAAATTCCTCTTGACTTTTAGCTATAAGTTTGATATAATAATCCAAATACAGAAAAAATGTAAGAAAATTACTTTATGAGTGAACTTAAACGCGATAAAATAAAATACATTAGAGACCGCGCAAAGAGTGCATACATAAAAGACGAAGAATGTTACATCTGTGGCGGAGTCGAGAACTTGGACTTTCACCACTTCTTTAGTGTAACAGAACTTCTTAACAAGTGGATTAAGGAAAAGAACCTCGTTATATTGACGGCTGAAGATATGATGGGTATTAGAGATGAGTTTATCGACTCGCATCACAAAGAAATTTATGATGATACGGTTACTCTCTGTCATACACATCACTTAAAACTTCACTCGATATACGGGAAGAAGCCTTCTTTAATTACTGGCCCCAAGCAGCAACGCTGGGTTAACAAAAGAAGAGATAAAGAGTATGGGAATGTTAGATAGATTAGGGTTACGAAAGTTAAACCCTGCACAACCTCGAATTGCTGATGGAGAAGGCGTAACTAGCGCCCAACACTTTTCAGTACCTTATGAAAGGGCATTTGAAAAACTGGAGTGTGTTAACCGAGGTGTAAACATGATAGTTGACGCTGCGGCACAGATAGGCGTAGATGTTGGCGACAAAGAAGCATTTCCAGGTATAGCGACTATTAGACATAAGAAGTTAGCTACCTTACTAAATAGACAGCCTAATCCGTTCCAAAACGCGGACGCTTTTAGGAGACAAATCTTTTTAGATTTGATATTAGATGGTAACTGCTTTATGTATTATGATGGTGTGCATTTATACCACTTACCTGCGAGCAATGTAGTAATACACCCAGATAAGAAAACATTTATTAAAGGATATGAATACAGCGACATTAAGTATAAGCCTGAAGAAATTATTCACATCCAAGATAACTCATCAAAATCTATCTATCGAGGTACATCTCGATTGATATCAGCAAGGGATACGTTAAACTTGCTGTACAACATGAGGGACTTTCAAGGTACTTTCTTCAAGAATGGAGCGGTACCGGGTCTTGTACTAAAGAGCCCAAACACTCTTAGTACTAAGGTTAAAGAAAGACTAATTAACTCTTGGTCACAAAGATACAACCCTAAAAGTGGGGGTCGTAGACCCCTAGTTTTAGATGGTGGTTTAGAGATAAGTAGTATGTCTGATGTTGATTTTAAAAAGTTAGATTTTGAAGAGTCTGTGAAAAACTTAGAGGATACAGTCCTTAGAGTTCTAGGTATTCCATCCATATTATTGAAAGGTGGAAACAATGCAAATATTAGACCTAATCACAGACTGATGTATCAAGAAACCGTTTTACCACTAGTTAGAAAAGTAATCAGTGGTTTAGAACGATATTTTGGTTATGACCTTGCAGCAGTACTAGAAGACCTCTCGCCTTTACAGCCAGAGTTAGATGAAAAAGCAAAATACTACAGCACTTTAGTTAACGGGGGAGTTATTACTCCTAACGAAGCTAGAGAGGCCCTAAGATTAGAAAAGATAGAGGGTCATGACGATATACGCATACCAGCCAACGTGGCAGGTAGTGCAGGCAACCCTTCTGAAGGTGGGCGACCACCTCAGGGCGAAGAGGAAGAAGAAAATAATGAATAAAAAGTTTGAAATTAACTCATTATTTGATGTTGTTGAAAAAGAGGCATCTGATGGCTCTACTTTAACAATACGAGGTTATGCAAATACTGTATCCAAAGACAGAGCGGGTGACGTTATCGTTAAAGAAGCTTGGGAAAAAGGAGCATTGGATGATTATTTAAAGAATCCAATCGTTCTTGCTTTTCATGATTACTCGCGCCCTGTAGGAACTACTATTAGTCATTCTGTGACTGATAAAGGGTTGGAAATTGTTGCTGAAATAAGCAAGGCTGCAGGTGAGGTGTACAACCTAATCAAAGATGGCGTTTTAAGGACGTTCAGTGTAGGCTTTAGCATTAAAGATGCAGACTACGACAGGACAGAAGACACGTTTTTCATTAAAGATTTATCTTTATATGAAATAAGTGTAGTTTCTGTGCCTGCAAATCAGGATTCTACATTTTCTTTATCGAAAGCATTTGATACCGAGGAAGCCTATAAAGCTTACAAAGATTCTTATGCACCTTCAACAGAAGTCGAAGCAACAGTTACTGTTGTTGAAACATCTAAAGAAGTCAGTAAAGAAGAAGTAGATGATAATAAAATTGAGAAGGGATCTTCTCAGGATAATATTCTTAAGGACATTAACATGACACAAGAAGAAATACAAGAGACTATGGAGCAAACAGCCCAAAAAGCTGTAGACGCTTATAAAGTAGAAGTCGCTGAGAAGGAAACTTCCCTTAAGGCTGAAGCTGAACTAGATAGTATAAAAATTGGGAAATCCCAAGCTGAAAAAGTCGTTGAGGCTTTAGAAGCGAAAATTAAAGATTCAGATGACAACTATGCGAAAGCAATAGAAGAAATGTCAGCTGAACTTAAAAATAACAAAGATGAGTTAGCTGCATTAGCTAAGTCAAAGATGAGTTTTTCTGAAGCAGGCGCAAATGAGCCTACAGCAGACGAACTTAACGCTGCGTATATTACGTCAAAAATTACTGGTAAGAGCGTTGATCAACTAAGCTACGGTAAGAAGCTAATTGAGAAAGCAACTCGTTGGGCAGATGCCGATTGGGAAACTACTTGGAACTCAAACATATTCCAAGGTATTCAAAATCGTGTAGTTGTTGAACCTGTATTCCAGCAAATGGCAATGAATGCACGCGTGATGAACTTCCCGTTCAATCCAGATACTGGAATGGATGCTACTTGGGTAACAACTGGTAACCTAAATGATGGTGATGCAGTTGGTACAGCATTTAACGATGCTTCTTCAGGTGCTACAGCGGCGCACGGCTTAACAGAGGTCACACTGACCGCTCATAAGCTTGCGACTCGTGAGTACATAGGTTACGAAGAAGATGAAGACTCAATTATACCTATCGCAGGTATCGTTCGTGACGCAATCGTTCGTAGAATGGCACGCACATCTGACGCTTCAATTCTAGGTACTGGTCAAACAGCACCTTTTACTGAATTAGAAGAGTTAGCTGGTGGTCACTCTGGTAACAACGTAACTACTGGTAGTACAACTGACTTGTTTATAAAAGCAGAGCTTCATACAGCTCGTACAAACATGGGACAGTGGGGCATGAACCCTGCAGACCTAGTTTGTTTTGTAAGTCAGGCACAGTATTACAGTTTAGTAACTGATGCTGATGTTACTACTGTTGATAAGTACGGTGATAACGCTACTATTTTAACTGGTGAGCTTGGTAAACTATGGGGTATCCCGCTAATCGTATCTGACGCTTTTGAAGCGGCAGCTGCAGCTAAAGCGGTTGGTATTCTAGTTAACCCTTCTAACTACCTAATTGGTAATCATAGAGGCTTAACAATTGAGATGGCTACTGATGTAGTTGCTCAACAAAGAGCAATTGTTGCAACTCGTCGCTTTGGCTTTATAGCTAAAGAGGCTGGAGCAGCAGGTAAAGCTTCAATGGCTTTAATCTTAACAGCAGCTAGCTAATAGCATAAGTTAGTATTTAACTGGCGGGGCAACCCGCCGGTTTTTACAAGTATTTGGGAATAAGGAATGGCAGATTTAGTTACAGTAAGTGATTATAAAACATACGCAGGAATAAGTAGCAGCACACGTGATGCGACTATAAACAACTTAAAGTCCCAAGTCAGTACACTTATAAAAACCTATTGTGGTCGTAATTTTATAGACCATTATAGTACGGCAAAGACAGAATACTTTGACATTGTTAAAGGTGAAACTTCTCTCTTTCCAGTAGAGCTTCCTATTCAGGAAGTTGTACAACTATATGAGCGTGATAGCTCAAAGACGGATAAATCAACCGTCGAATTAAACCTCGCAGATAGTAACAATTACTATCTATTGAGCTCTGGTAGTGCACAATGTTCACTTTCAACAAAAACTACAGAAACAACTTGTATTAATAACGATACCTTCACGGGTTCAGGCTTAAATGACTTAACAATCACTGGTTACAACGCAAATACGTCGTCAGGTGAAGTTGGACGAAGTTATAAAGTAGAAATTGATAGTACAGGAACTCCTAACACGTTTAAGTGGTCTAGGGATGGTGGTTCTAATTGGAAAGCAACTAGCGTAGCAATGACAGGCTCTAGTCAAATTTTAGAAGGAGACGTCGCTGTAACCTTCGCTGCAACAACAGGACATACAAGTGGAAACACTTGGGCTTTTACAGCCGAAAGATGGACTGGTGAATGTAGCAACACCTCATATACAACTCAAGCAACTTGTGAAGCAGCTGGTGAATACTGGACTGTTGACAGGAATTATGAATTAGATGCTGAAAATCAGGAAATTACTCGTATGAGATTACCTTTTCCTTCAGGCACTAGATCAGTTAAGTTGATATATAAAGGTGGATACTCTTCTGTTCCAGGAGATTTAAGGTTAGCAGTGTATGATTTAATTACTTATTATTTAAAGAAAGAAGCGACTCCCGCTAAATCAATGCCTGGCTCAGAAATTAAGAATGTAACAAAGAGTCAGACCCTCCACTCAGAATTTCCTCCACACATAAAGCGTATCTTGGAACATTACAGGCACATAAGTTAATGAGTGCTACTGATCTATCTAACTTGATAAAAAAGCATATATTGCCTGCTTTATATAAAGATTTACGTCCTATGTTAGATGGGGCAATACAAGATATAGAAATAGATAAAGTTACTACAATGGCTAACCTTGAGAAACATTACAAAGGTATAGGCACTGCAAGAAAAGAACAAATATTTAATGATATAATAGCTTCTTTAAACGCTCATCCTGAAATGCATCACAAACCCCCAAAAGAGGCAAGTGGTCGAAAATTTGTATATACGTTTGATAGACCCTATTCAAAAAAGAAAATGTCAACAATGGCAGGAAAGTTAAATGTACCATTAGCTTCTAGGTATGCAGTAGTAGCAGCTTGGAAAAAGAAGCTATCGGGAACATTAGAAGAGAAGTGGGGGAATAGAGTAGAGGGCATAGGTAACTTTAGTTCTGATTTTCACTTAGGTCATGGAAAAAGAAACCAGTCTTTAGCAGCAGTTGGTTATAGGTCTGTAAGCGCCGTAGATTCTTTAAATAAAGATGGGGGTAAAGGAACTGAGTATTTAGTTTCTTCTATTCTTTCACAACAAACTTTACTAGAGGGTATGGATGTAAACTTAATGGCTGAGTCTGCCTTTGACAAAGACAGTATAAGAAAAGATTATACAGTATGGCTAGACTTACAATGGGGTAAAGATAATATAAGGCAAGCGGAGAAGGAAGAATACGCTAATAGAAAGCTAAAAGAATTTTTTAACCGACTTGTAGATAGTGATACTCAATTGCGTTTGTTCGCATTAGAGTCTAGAGCTTCTACTCCTGTAATGAAACACATTGATGCTGCAATTACAGCAGCAATTTTAGAAAAGAAACTAAAAAAAGTAAAAAGTAAATCAAAAGCTAAACAAGGGAAAAAAAGTAAAACTACTCGAAAGAAACAAAAAAGTCCTAAATTTGTAGGTAGACCTAGAGACGCAAGAGGGCAATTCACCTCAGCAATGAATATACAAGCTATACTTAATGCTAAGATTAAAGAAGAAGTAGCGGATAATATGGG